TGCGACTTGAAAGTCTTATGAAACATCGTGAAGAGATAGGCAAGTTGTTTGATAGAATTGATGAGCAACAATCCACCATTCAACGAATGAAACATAGTCTTAACACAATTTATAAAGCATTTGAAAAGCATTATGGTTATGATATGAGAAATGCAGTATGGTTAATAGATGAGTTAAATGATGAAATTGTAGATGAATTGTACATTGCAGAAACAGATTCAAAAAATCGTAAAGAAGCCAGTATGTACTGGAAAAAGAAAGTTGATGAGCAACAAGAGTTAATTGAGTCTTTGAAAAAAGATGTTGCTTATTATGAAAAATTAAATGAAAATAGATTAATGAATACAAAAGGGATGTTCGATGAGAAGTGAGCAAATGAGTGAACAACAGTTCGGTTGGAATTATTTTGAAAATGAAGTTGTCATAGGAGACAAACAAGATAAAAAAAGAATGATAGTGATAGTATTATCTAATTTTATGGATATTCCGTACAATAGAAAATCATTTGATGAGTTGGTGGATTGGTTGAATGAGTTATCAGAAGAGAATAATAAATTGAAAGAAATTAATAAAGATAAAGAACAAGATGTTTTACATTTGTATAAAGAGAATGAGCAGTTAAAATGTATTAATGACCAACTTGAAGAAAGATTAGAAAAAGAGAATAGGGAGTTAAATTCAATTAAAAAGTTTGCAGAAAGAAATGGGATAAACATTTTCCTCATTGATGAGGCATTTAGAAAATGTTGGAAAGATAATGGAAAATTATTTGAAGAGAATGAGAAGTTGCGACACGAATTAGATAGTTTAACTGGTTGCTACTGTGCAGACAACAAAGAATTTAAAGATTACTGGAGAATAGGATATGATGATTAAAAGATTCAGTAAAGGTCATACAAAAATTGGGCATATAAATTGTATCTTCGACAATGGTGAAGAAACAGATATGACACTTCATGACAACGATGATAATCTCAACCCATATGACGAGACAGGTAAAACCTCTATTGAAAAGATTATAGACCAAATGAATCACCTTGAAGACGCTAAAATCCAAGTAATCAAAGACAATAACAGACTAAAAAATAAGATAACACAATTGGAAACACAAATATCCCATTTAAAATGGGAAAATGAGGAATTAAGAGAAAGAGGTCTAGAAATGAAATATGAAGATGATCTAAAAACAATAAACCAGGACATTAAGGAAATCTACCTAATACTAATAGAACTGGAATCTTTAGAAACAGGTGAAAATGCAGATTACACAGATGTAAGCACAGACATCGGCTACTGCAAAATGCTATTAAAAGACCGTTTAATCAGCTTAAAAAGAAAAGCAGAAACTGAAGGAGCAATAATATGAGCGAAGAAAAGATTACAACCAAAGCATTATGTGGCCAATGCAAAAACTACCAATACATAGACAGATTCCTCAGCCTATGCGACCTAGGCAGAGTCAAAGAATTCAACGAAGACGGCAGCATAACAGAATGCCCATACTGGGAGGCTAAAGAATGCCACTGAAACCAATAATATGTATAGATTTTGACGGTGTACTTAACAATTACAACGGATATGATGGAGATAACCTAGGAACACCAAGACCAGGTGCCAAGGAATTTCTTGAAAAACTCAGTAAAAAATACATTATCATAATCCTATCAGCCAGAAGGTATTCCCATATTATAAGATGGTTGAATCATTATGATCTATGGCAATATGTGGCTGATGTGACAAGCTTCAAACCTAAAAATGTAGTTTGTTTTGTTGATGACAGAGCAATTAAATTTAATGGGGATTATGCGGAAGCATTAAGCCACATAAATAATTTTAAAACTTATTGGGAGGAATAGTTATGGGTTGGATAAATTCTCAAGGGTATAATATGATTTATAAAAATGGTAAAGAAATTAGGGAACATAGGCTGATTGCGGAAGAAGCATTAGGTGTTCCAATACCTGAAGATATTTTAGTACATCATATTGACGGTAACAAATTGAATAATGATGTATTAAATTTACAATTGATTACTAGAGAAGAACATCCTAAAGTCCATTATACAGGTGTTCCCCGTACTCAAGAAGTAAAAAATAAGGTAAGTCAATCAAAAATGGGGCATACTGTTTCAGAGGAAACACGTAGAAAAATAAGTAAAACATTAACTGGTAGAAAACAAAGCAAAGAATCTATAGCTAAAAAAAGTGGTAAAAATGGGTATTGGTGGAAAGATTATGCAAGGGTTGTGAAAAATGGAATAAAACCTAATGGTAAGCAGGAATACGGATTAAATTTCCAAGGTAAAACTATCAAATATTCTATTGATAAGGAAAAGTTACTTAAGATTGCTGAGGAAATTAATTCAGGTAGATTTTCATGAATATTTTAATATGCATATACTGCAGGATGTGAAATGATGATATTAATAGCAATATTCGCAATGATGGTCTCAATATGGATCATCTTAATTTTTATACTTATTAAAGTGTACGAGATTGATGCAGAAATAAGAAGTAATAGGATAATGGAAAGATGGAGGGATGAATTAGAATGATAAGCTTAGGATTTAATAATGAATTTGTCAATCCTGTTAAGGAAGGAGTCAAAACAAGTACAATACGCAAGCATTTTAATGGGAAAATTGGAGATAAGATTGAAGCGTACAATGCTGACAAAGTCATCTTGGGAAACCTAAGATGCAAACCATTTGGTAATCTCAAAATAACAAGCATAGAATACATACGCTTCGATGAGATAAATAAGGAAATCGCAAGGACAGAAGGATACCTGCATGAAGACATATTGAAAGAAGAACTATATGCAATCTATGATGATGAGCTTAAAGATTCCACTTTACTATACTACATACAATTTGAATTCATACCTTTAGAACAGGAAGATGATACTGATGAATCAGCTGAATGAAAAATTAATGAGAATAAGAACACAAATAAGTGCAGAGGAAATGCAGCCAAAGCCAAACATTGAAAGGTTGAAAGAATTAAGGAAGGAGGAACAAGATTGTATCCGCCAATTAATGAAATAATCACAGGAGTATTATGTTTCCTCATGGGTTACAGCTTCAGGGCCATAACCCATACTGGGGCAATAAACATAATCATAAACAAAAATGAAGGTGGTGATAATTTTGAAGACTAGCATTTGCAAGTGGTGCGGAAAACTCTTTGAAAAAGAGCATAATAACCAAGCATGCTGCAGCAAGGAATGCCAAGACAACCTAACAAGAGAAAACAGTGCAAAAAGTAGCATGCGACATTACTACAGACACAAAATAGGGAACACAAACAAAAAAGCAATCACATCACTTGGCAGCAAAGGCACAAGTTCAACCACTAAACCTAAAGAAAATGCCGAAGATGAACACGAATGGGCTGTGAAGGAAGCAAGGAGATTAGGGTTCGACCTAAAAAAGTTTAATGGTCCTTTAGCAGCAAAATAAGAAATGTTTCTATATTGTCAGAACAATATAACGAGAAGAACTACATACTTAATGGTTTTTCTCCAACTTTCTAAAATGTAAAACATATCTTGGTGTGATTCAATTTACCATTTTTTAGCAAACAAATACCATTTTATATAAAAATTCGATTCTCGAAACAGGCATAAGAATATGGCTTCCACAAATTCCAAGAAACAACGGATACGATGTCCCATTTGTGGGAGCGACAACTTATGCTTCCTAGAATACGAAACAGTTTGCAGAGAATGTGGACTGGTGCTCCAAGGAGTGCCTTCAGTAGATCATTACCCATATGGATACATTGTTGGAGGTAAAAGATTAATGTACATTGATAAGGAGGATAAGATAACCCTCATGTGAAGATTATAAAAAAATAGGAAAAGGCATTTTTAGACAGAGCATAATGAATGAGTTTTCTTTTTTACAAACATTATTTGTATCTGCGTAGATTTCTTTTTTGATTAAGTTACAGTTGTTCTGATTTTCGTTAAATTCTCTTTAAATTCTAAATCATTAAAAAAATTTTTGTTATCCTCATATATTTTTAACAATTAATATCGAAGGACATAATAATTCATTGCTTTGTCATAATGTCACCTATGTTAAATAATTTTCATGTGGGGGTTATCTTATCCTCTACTGAAAAATGATACTCATTTTTTACCTTATAGCTTTTTATGTGGGAGTATGGAATAAAAATAACCAGCTTGTTTTTTTAATCATTTTCCTACTCTCACATCTCTTCCTTTTATTATTATGAGTCCTTTAATTTATAAATTTTAAAAAAATAATTAAGGTGTTATGATTGACTTGCAATTGTATCTATGAAGAACGTTTAGCCACTATAGAAAAAGACATAGCTGAACTAAAAGTAAAAATGGATACCAAAAACGATAGTCTTTACACTCTTAACAAAGAAATAATGCAGGATAGACGCCACCAGCAGGAATTGCTTGAAAGGGTTACAAAGGTTACCGTGTTACTAGAAGAAAGCCAAAAACAACGGCAGGACAGCAACGATAAGATTAAAGCTTTGGAAGATAAGATTGACAAGTTACAAGATGAAGTGACTCAACAGTCAAGCAGCCTTTCAAGTTTCCGCAATACTATGCTAGCCATGATCCCTATAATAAGCATAATTGTTGGGATAGTGCTTCATTTCCTAGCGTAAAGGTGTAAACCTTTACATTACCTTTACATTTACAAAAGTGTAAACCTTTACAAAAATTGGTTATGTGATGTGTATATTATGCCACCTAGAAGTGCAGTTGAAAGAAGCGAACATAGAGATGAAATAGATGACTTATTATTAGAGGGTTTGTCTCCAAGGTTTGTTTCTGATTACTTGAAAAATGAATATAATGAACACATATCCCATACTGCCATAAACAATTATCGAAAGAATAAATTGAATGTTCAAAAAGATGCAGCTATTGAGTATACAAAGAAAAAAAGCAAAGAGGCTAAAGAAGCTCAAAGTGCAAAGAATAGTAAAAACAAGAAAAACAAGAAAGTCAGGAAAGTTGTTTCAGACCTTGAAAGACTAGACTTTATCATACAGGATTCATACAACACCGATATAAATATTGAAAGATTGGAACATGATCCTGAATCCGACCAGGTGCAGGTTGAAAAGCTCAAGCTTCAGAAAAGGAAACAAGCAATCGAAGCAATAAACGCAAAAAACAACATCCTAAAGAATGATGACACCAACATTGAAGTCAATATCAATAACAACTTTGATGATCTCTTCAGTGAGGAAGACATATTGAGGTTTATTGATGAATCCGATTTTATTGAAGAAAACACTGAATAACCTTTATCTTTTTTACCGTGCATTCGTAGCCAATGGCTATGAGGATAACGTGCATGCTCCACATATAGAGAAGTTAGCACGGAAGCTGACTGAAATCACATATAAAAAGGATTCCAAAAACAGATTATGCGTTAGTGTACCGCCACAACATTCAAAGAGTTCACTAATCACAATCGCATACACTGTCTGGCTAATACTCCAGAACCCAAACTTGAAGATATTAGTGATAAATGCGGAATCAAGCCTATCTGAAACTTTTGGTATCCAAATAAGAGATCTAATAGGCAGACTGAATGGCTTAAATGGAATCACAATATCCAATGTAAAGTCAAGCAGCACATATATCATGTTCAACAAGAACGGTAAACTGGCAAAAGGCCATATCCGTTTAGTAGGTGCATCCGGCAGCATCACCGGACACCCTGAAGATGTGATAATAATTGATGATCCATACAAAGGCAGTGATGACATAACCCCCACCTTGTTGGAAAAGAAATGGATGTGGTATTCCACAATTGTAGAACAGCGGTTCCGTCCAAGAACCATAGGAATCATACTCCATACCAGGTGGCATAGTAATGACCTAATTGGACATCTTCAAGAGGAGGAACCAGACAAATACGATTTCATGAGCTTCCCAGCCATAGACGATAATGGAAATGTTTTATGGCCTCAATATTACGATATGGATTTTTACTTGCATAAGCAAAAAAGACTTGGGGACAGAATGTTCCAGGCACTATACCAACAGAAGCCCCTTGACCTTACCAGCAACTTCTTTTTCACTGACAATATAATCTGGGAGGATAAGCCATTGAATCAATATTTCCTTCATGATTGCAGAAGCTGGGATATGGCATATACAGAAGCCACTAACCCAAATGCTAAAAATGCAGACTATACTGATGGAGTGGATGCCTACAAGGTTAATGAAAACCATTACCATTTTGAAGATTTCATACATGGCCAATTCGGTAAAGAGAATATCCGCAAAGTCCAAGCTACAGCAAGAAGTGATGGCTTGAACAAGAAGATTCTTATTGAAACCGGTACTAAAGGTGGAGCTGCAAAAGAACTGTTCAACCTCTGGAAATGGGATTATTTGGATGATTATAAATGTGAACAATCCGAGCCATGGGGTACTAAAATGGATAGGGCTCAAGCATTGGCAGATGCAATGTATGATAAGAAAATTCATTTTTACATACCAGATAAGGAATTAAGAAAAACAGTATTAAGCCAGTTCAAGGCATTCCCCAACGGAGAGCACGATGACATCATAGACTGTTGCTCTTATGCTCTACTGTATCTTAAAGACAAGGGCGATATAACTGGCATTTACGGAACTGGAGAGGCAAATTACTAAAAAAAATTATTTTGATGTGATATATTATGAGCTTTTACGATACTGCTAAAAATTTAGTGAAATCAGCTATACCACGCAACCTAACAACAAAGGAATCCAAAAGCAGCAATGCCAGTACTGTAGGGACTGGGAATAGCGAATATGACAGATTGGTAGGTTACTATGATGGACCACACAATTACAACTATTATAAAGAAATCTGCAAAGACCAGCAAGTAAAGCTAGGTTTGAGAATACTCAAATACTTCCTCTTAAGCAAGGATTACATCCTAACAAGCAATAGTGATTCCGAAGAGGATGTTATGATCACTAAATTCATACAGGACATGCTTGACAATATGGAAACTCCAATGCGTGAAGTCCGTAAGAACATTTACACAGCAGTAAAATACCGCTTCAGTTGCCAAGAGAAAGTGTTCAAGATAAACCCTGAAGGGAAAATAGTCTTGTCTGGACTATACCCTTTACACATTAAAACTTTACAGAATACTCCATTCATATTTGACGAGCAGGGCAATCTGACTCATATACATCAAACTAGCCAACATTACGGTGAAGTTGACATTGAGATAAGCAAGATACTTCTTTATGGTTTTGAAGCGGAATTCGATGAGGTAGCTGGTGAAAGCCTATTGGATGACCTGGACAACATAACCAGACCGAAAAAGAGGGTTATGGAATGGATGGCAACTTATTTGCATAAGCATGAAAACCCCACATTGTATGGTAAGGCAAGTGATGGTTTAGCTGCTGAAGCAATGAGACAGAATTTCGATAAGATAAGTGCCGGCAAAACCAGTCTAACCATAGGTTTAGAGGATGAGGTTGGAATATTGGAATCCAGCCACCGTGGAGAGGCCTTTTTCAATGCACTTAACCTTTATGATAATGTCATCTTGCGTGCAATGTTCATAGGGAACCTCATTATGGGAGATGCAAGTGCAACTGGAAGCTACAATCAATCATCCACACAAATGGACACTACACTGAATATCTTGAATGGTATACATGAAGATGTTGCAGCAGGTTTCCAGGTACTTATTAATCAGATAGTGGAATGGAACTTCGGAGTGAATGCTAAGGCACCGAATATCAAATTTGAATCATTCATAGGCAAAGATTATCTTGCACTTTTAAGTGCATTGCAGCCTTATGCTCAGAACATGCTTGTTGACACTGAGGCCCCTTGGTTTGAGGAATTGATAGCTACTACTGTACAGGAACAATCCGGAATCAAGGTGGATAGGGATACTGTAACTGAGGATGATGATGAGGCAGATGTTGATTATGCCATGACAGAGAATATTCCTGGAACTGATGAGGCTAATAATTTAATCAATCAGATATTATGAGCACTAAAAAGAACAATAGGATTTCCTTGAAAAAGCAAGTCAATACAAACACCAAACGTTTCAAGGTCCTTATGAAAGACATTCGTAACGATGTCAAGGCAAGGACCAGGAACAGTAAGGATTTGGAGGAATGGCTTGAAAAGCTACATCCTTATGTTGGAGAGAACTGTCTAATCAATGGTGTTCATGGAGCCGAAGCAGCGGCCATAATAAGGAGCATCGTAAAGACAGTTGAAATGACTAAACTTCCTCCTGGTGCCAATCAGGAAATAGTCAAGGGAGTAATGAGTGAAGCCTGCATGACCTATGTCTCCAATGTAGGCAAAGACATACAAACAGAGCTACAAAGAATAGCTGTTGAATCTTACAATAATAAACTTGCTCCACGTGAAATAGCGGATGTGATGGCACAAAGGATAGATGTATTATCCACTACACGTTGTCAAGTGATAGCCAGAACTGAAACTATGAGAGCAAACAACTTATCTAACCTTATAGCTGCACGTGAGAATGGTGCACAATCCTACACTATAGAATGTGATCCTGGTGCATGTGAATTATGCCTTGAAAAATACAAGGAACTTGAAGGAGACCAGGAAATACCTGAAGCAAGTAACGAATCCACTATTTTTGACATAATGGATACCGATAATTTCCCACCATTCCACCCAAATTGCAGATGCACTCCAAGGTTTAGCACAAAGACAGTAGAACAAAGACTAGGAGACTAATAGATCATGTTAGAAGATACTAAAATCTGGACGAAAGGAAAAATGAATTTATTCGTTAACCATGAACCTAAAGAGGTTTATGTAACCAGAGAAAATGTACTTAATGCTTATAAGGACCTGCAGTCTACTCTTACCAATGACGGAAGCGTACCTATTGGTATAGACCACCTTCCAGAGGCAGTAATAAAAGCGAATCCTGTCCTTGAGAAATTGGATTTGCTTAATGTAGGTACTATAACAGCTGTTGGTTTCAATGCTACTGATGATAGTATTGAAATCAAGGAAGCTACACTAACCAATCCACTCATTAAGGATTTGTACCTTAAAGGTGAGTTGGATAGTGTGAGTATAGTTGCACCTGCAACTGTCAAGACATGTCCACAAAACGATGATGTTTTGATAGTTGAAAAGACTACAATAAATCGAGTGGATATTGTCGGTGAAGGTGCATGTCCAACTTGCAAAATACCAAAACCATCAAATGTTGAAAGTTTTGTGTATGCAAGAAAACCAATAAATACCAATACGGAGGTTAATGATATGGCAGAAGATGAGACCATAACTATGGAAAACATTCAAGCATTGCTTGATGAAGCACTTAACCCTGTTACCGAAAAATTGACTGCTATCGAAGAAAGAGTGGCAGCTCTTGAA